TTCAGGACCGGATCAATAAGACGATCGCGGACCGGTTGATCACCCAGGACTATGGGGCGTTCCCGCAGAAGTGGGCGGTGGCGTGGCCTGAGACGGATGAGGCTGGGAACCCGACACCTCCGATTGACGTGGGTCGGAACCGGATGGTGACGACTGAGGTCAAGGAGACGAAGTTCGGGCAGTTCGACGCGGCCCCGTTGGACCCGTACAGCACGGCGAAGCGTGAGGACGTGAAGGACATCGCGTCTCGGACGCGGACGCCGGCGCAGTACCTCCTGGGTGAGATGTCGAACGTCAACGGGGAAGCCCTAGCGCTCGACACCCCCATCCCCACGCCGAACGGCCTTGTCCCCATCGGGGACATCCGTGACGGCGACCTCGTGTTCGATGAGCGCGGCCAGGTGCAGACGGTGGAGCAGGCGCATGACGTCCTGCTGAACCGTGAGTGCTTCCGGGTCACGTTCGATGACGACACGACGTTCGTCGCGGACAAGGGCCACAGGTGGGCGGTCGTCAGCATCCCAGAGAAGACCCGGCACAGGACGTCCGCGAAGTCCCGGACGCAGCGGTCTGAGCGGTCGGTGCTCACTACTGGCGAGATTGCCGCGAGCCTCAAGACGGCCAACGGGCAGCTCGTGCATGCGGTCGAGATGGCTGGCGCGCCGGATGGCCCCGAACTGGCCTACGCAGTGGACCCGTACGTCCTCGGTGTGTGGCTCGGTGACGGCAACCGTCACAACGGATCGATCTGCTCAGGCGATGAAGACCTGCCCGAGATGGTGCGGCTACTTGAGGCTGCTGGCGAGTCGGTTACGTCTCGCGTGACGCGCACGGTCAACCTCATCACCTCTCACCGCGTCGGTGACCGCCCCTCTCTGCGGGGACGGCTCGCTGAGGTCGGCGTGCTGTTCGACAAGCACATCCCGGAGGCGTACTTCCATGGATCCTTCAAGCAGCGCCTTGCTCTGCTTCAGGGGCTCATGGACACCGATGGGACGGCTAGCCGGCGTCACGGCGGCGCGGTCGCTCTCGACCTGCACGACGAGAAGTTGGCGCGGGACGCGCACCGGCTGATCTGCTCGCTTGGGCACAAGGTGCCGCTTCGGTCGAGCACCTACCGCAAGGGCGGTCAGGAGTTCACCCGCTGGCGGATGCAGTGGTACCCGGCTGACGTCGTGTTCCGGCTTGACCGGAAGGCCGCGCTGCAGGGGAACCGTGCGATGCAGAAGCCGAAGGTGGTTCGTCGCGTGATCGTGTCAGTGGAGCCGGTGCCTAGCGTGCCGGTCCGCTGTCTCACAGTCAGCGGTCCCAGTCACCTGTACCTCGCTGGCGTCGAGCACGTCCCGACTCACAACACGCTGAAGGCGTCGGAGTCGGGTCTCGTGTCGAAGGTTCGGCAGCGGCAGCGGACGTACGCGGAGGGCTTCGAGCAGGCCATGCGCCTCGCCCGCCGCGCCGCTGGGCTCCCGGATGCTGGTGCGCGGGGCATGGAGACGATCTGGCGTAACCCGGAGTTCCGCACCGAGGGTGAGTTGACGGACGCGGTCATCAAGCGGTTGCAGTCGGGGATCGCGTCGTTGCGGCAGGCCCGTGAGGACGTTGGGTACTCGGCGGCGCAGATCGCGCGGCTTGAGGCTGAGGACGTTGAGGCTTCGGCTGCTGACCCGGCGTTCACGGCGGTCCGTGGGCTGCTGGCTGGTGGTGGCGATGCTGCCGCAAGCGGTCAGTGAGCATTACGCCGCTCAGGCCCGTCTGATCGTCGCCACGCTCACGCTGACTCGGCGTGAGTGGGCGCGGATGACCGAAGACTTCGACACGTCTTGGCGGGTCGTGGGTCCTCGCATGTTGGCGTTGACGACGTCGGCGCAGCTCGGGGCCGCCAGGTCTGGTGCGGCGTACGTCCCGGAAGCGTTGGCGGAACTGGGCACGCCGGTTGAGCCGGTCGCTGAGGTTGTCCCCGCCGCGTTCGCTGGCGTCGCGTCGGATGGCCGCCCGCTGGATTCGCTGCTCGAGCACTCCGTGGTGACCGCGAAGACCGCTGTCGGTAACGGTGTCGCGCCCGCTGAGGCGTTGGCTGCAGCTGGCCGGTGGTTGGACATGGTTGTGCACACGCAGGTCGCTGACGCGGCCCGTGGTGCGGCTTCGGTGGGGATCGCAGCTCGCCCGAAGGTTGGGTGGGTGCGGATGGTGAACCCGCCGTGCTGCAGCCGGTGCGCGATCCTCGCTGGGAAGTGGTTCCGGTCCAACCAGGGGTTCCAACGGCACCCGCGGTGCGACTGCAGGCACATCCCGTCCCTTGAGGACACCGCCGACAACGTTGGGACTGACCCGAACGCGTTGTTCGCGTCAGGTCAGGTCAAGGGCCTCACATCCGGGCAGGCGCAAGCCATCGCGGAAGGCGCGGACCCGGCGCGGGTCATCAACGCCACCCGCAAGGGTTCCGGGATGACGACCACTGAGGCTGCGGTGAAGGGTCGTGTCCGGTTGACCCCGGACGGGATCTACAAGGTTGCGTCGTCCCCAGAGCAAGCCCGCGACCTGTTGAGGACCCACGGGTACCTCCGCTGATTCTTCCCCGCCGTTCTGGCGGTGGTTGACGCCCGCACGGGCGTCCGCACTATCCCGCACGGGAGTTCGCATGAGTGAGAGCACCACTGAGGCACCGGTCGAGCAGGCTGCACAGCCCGAGCCCGACACCAAGCCCGCGCCCGCATCTGAGCCGGCCGCCGATGAGACGGACTGGAAGGCTGAGGCGCGGAAGTGGGAGCAGCGCGCTAAGGAGAACCGGCAGGCCGCCGCGCAGCTTGAGAAGCAGCGGCAGGCGTCCATGACTGAGGCTGAGCGTGCTGTGGCTGAGGCTGAGGCGCGTGGCCGTTCGGCTGCCGCGCTGGACTTCGGGAAGCGTCTCGCGAGGACGCAGTTCGATGCCGCCGCTGGGCGTCGCAACCCGGACTTCGACACCGCCCCGGCGCTCGAGTTCCTTGACCTCGGCAAGTTCGTCGGCGAGGACGGCGAGCCGGACACGAAGGCCATCAAGGCTGCGGTGGAGCGGCTTGTGCCGGCTCCGCCGTCTGGGCCGCCGTCGTTTGACGGTGGGGCCCGTAAGAGCGCACAGGGTGCGCCTGACATGAACCAGATCATGCGCGAGGCGTTGGGCCGCGCGTAGGTCGCAGCACCAGTCGGCATGGCTGGCCTCGCTGCAAGTTTCCGATGACCTGAGGAGGTCACTCCATGCCGTACAACTCCCTGCTGAGTCGCACCAACGTCTCGGCTCTGATCCCGGAGCAGGTCAGCAATGACCTCCTGGGCGGTCTGCAGAACTCGTCGGCTGCGCTGACGATGTTCCGTCAGGTCCGGATGAGCACCAACCAGACCCGTATGCCGATCCTGTCGGCGCTGCCGACGGCGTACTTCGTGACCGGTGACACCGGTCTGAAGCAGACCACTGAGGCGGCGTGGGCGAACAAGTTCCTGAACGTCGAGGAGATCGCCGCTATCGTTCCGGTCCCTGAGGCCGTGTTCGATGACGCCGGTTTCGACGTGTGGGGCAACGTCATGCCGCTGCTGCAGAATGCGATCGGTCGCGCCCTGGACGCTGCGGTGTTCTTCGGGACCAACAAGCCGGCGTCGTGGCCGAACGCGATCGCCGCTGACGCTGCGACCGCTGGGAACACCGTCAACCGTGGTACTGCGACCGCTGCTCAGGGTGGCCTCGCCGGTGACCTGTCGGCGGCGTTCGCCAAGGTCGAGGCCGACGGCTTCGACGTCAACGGGCTCATCGCGAACACCACCTACCGTGGTCTGCTCCGCGACGTCCGCGACACCCAGGGCCGCCAGCTCCTCGACCAGAACGGCAACGTGTACGGCGTCCCGGCGCAGTACCCGATGCGTGGTCTGTGGCCGGCGGTCGCCACCACGGGCGCCCGGAACGTTGAGGCGATCCTCGGTGACTTCACCCAGGGTCTGCTGGGTATCCGTCAGGACATCACGTTCAAGGTGCTGGACCAGGCCACCATCCAGGACAACACCGGCGTCGTGCAGTACAACTTGGCCCAGCAGGACATGATCGCTCTCCGCGTCGTGTTCCGGTGCGCCTTCCAGGTCGCGAACGTCCTGAACTACGACAACGCCAACGCGGCCACCCGGTACCCGTTCGCCGCGGTGAACTCCGTCGCCAACCCGTGATCGACCCGAGGAACTAGGAGGCCATCATGGCTGGCAGGTCGCAGGACAACCCGGAGAAGGTTGTCGAGCAGTCCATCAAGTCGGTGCAGGAGCAGGCCGACCAGGAGACCGAGCGGGGTTTCGCGGGTGTGCAGGTGGACCCGACCCCGCGTGAGAACTACACCGTCGCGGGTGTGACGTCGGGTGCGCCGACTCCGGAGACGGACGAGGGCGCCGCTGAGGAGGCCCGGAAGGCTTCCGTCGAGGCGACCCGGGTGACGTCGGGCCCGTCGGGCAAGTAGGTACCTCAAGGCTGGCAGGAGGCGGTTCCGGTGGATCGTGACCGCCTCCTGTCGCCTGAGGAGTGGTTGGTGTGGCGGCATCGTGAGCGGAACGTTCCGGTGTCGAACGGTCCGGGTCGTGGGCCTACTCCCCCACCGGAGCCTGCTGAGCTGGTGAAGGCTCGGTGGCTTGCGGTGCGGACGGGTCAGCGGGTGCCGATGTTGGGTGAGGACGTTCCGTGGGAGGTGTGCGCGCATGGCTCAGAGCTTTGCGACTGTCACCGACCTTGAGGAGCGTTGGCGCCCTCTGGGTGAGTCGGAGCGGACGGTCGCTGAGTCCCTGTTGGATGACGC